CGCCGGCGCCAAAGCCTTCCTTTGGACGACTCCCTTGGGCCAACTTGGCCTGTTCACCTGCAAGAACCCCGTGCCCACTCCGGTGGGTGGCGGCGTTTTCAAACTTACCGCCACGTTCGAGCGGGCATTCCATCCATAAGGGGCAAACATGCCGCTGATCAGTGACATCCAGGTGCTTGAGCCTGGCAGCGAAGTGCTGCTCTTTGAATTGGACGGCACGGACTACGGGGCGGACGTGCTGCGCTTCCACGGGCACGCGATACCGCACACGCCGGCCGAGCTGATTGCCGCCGGCGACAATGCTGACCAGCTGCCGGCGAAGGCGATCTACTGGCAGGGCAACGAGTACAGCGCCTGGCCGATGCAGATCGACGGTATCGAGGCGAACGGCGACGGCACTGCGGTTCGGCCCACTCTATCGGTGGGCAACGTCAACGGGCGCATCACCGCGCTATGTCTGGCGTTCGAGGACCTGCTCGAGTTCAAGCTGACGATGCGGCACACGCTCGGCAGCTACCTCGACGCGGCGAACTTCCCCGCCGGCAATCCTACGGCTGACCCAACCCAAGAGACGATCGAGGTCTGGTACATCGACCAGAAGGCGAACGAAGACGGGGAGACGGTCAGCTGGGAGCTGGCCAGCCCTGGCGACGTCGGCAACGAATCAATCGGCCGGCAGGCCACGACCCTTTGCCATTGGTGCCTCACCGGTGGATATCGCGGGGCGAACTGCGGTTACACCGGCCCGTACGTCACGAAAGACGGCGTCATCACCGATAACCCTGAACTGGACCAATGCGACGCCACGCTGGGCAAGGGTTGCATTCCGCGCTTCGGCGAAGGCAACCCGCTGCCGTTCGGTGGCTTCCCTGCTGTATCCCTGATCGCAAGGAGCTGACATGCGAAAGCACATCTTGAACGCGATCCAGGCGCACGCGGCTGCCGAGTACCCAAAAGAGTGCTGCGGGCTGCTGCTGGCGATCGAGCGCAAGCAGCAATACTTCCCCTGCATCAACATATCGACGGAGCCGAACGAAGAGTTTCGAATCGATCCCGAGGAGTACGCGACGGCCGAGGACGTCGGCGAAGTGATCGGCGTGGTGCATTCGCATCCGGACGCTACCAGCCGACCGTCACCGCGTGACCGTGCCATGTGCGAAGCGACGGCGATGCCTTGGCACATCCTGAGCTGGCCGGAAGGCGATCTGCGGACCATCGTTCCCACCGGTGAAGTGCCGCTGCTGAAACGGCCTTTTGTACACGGAGCCTGGGACTGCTGGCAGGTCTGCGCCGACTGGTACAAGCGCGAGTGGGGGCTGGAGTTTGAAGCCTTCAAGCGCGCCGATGGCTGGTGGGAAAGCAAGGACAACACCAGCTTGTACGAAGCGAATTACGAGGCCGCCGGCTTCTACCGCGTCGACCAGCCGCAACGCGGCGACATGATCGTCATGGAAGTGGGGCGCACCGTTTACCCGAACCACGCCGGAATATTCCTCGGCGCTGATCCTGCGCTGCCCAGTGAGGATGCGGCGACGTTCGGCCCTGGGCCGTTCCTGCTGCACCACCAGTACGGCCGGCCTTCGGAGGTAATTGTCTTCGGTGGGCCGTGGCTCGACCGAACGCGTCTGATCCTTAGGCACAAAGATGCACAACCAACCACATGATGCGGCTGAGCCGAGGAAGGGATTTATGAAATCGCTAACCAATTCGGGTTTGTACGAAAAACAAAGTGGACGAGTCGGAATTGACGCCTATCAAGAAGCGGCTGATGAGGCCGCCGCCAGACAGGCGCGATCAATTAAAAACGTCCTTCAGCAGCGGCGAGAAAATTGCCAATCATCTTGTCGTAGTGCTCCTGATTGAGCGTGCCATTTTCCCTGTCGACATCGGTGAATATTTTCAGAGCTTCCTTAAACGCACCAGAGTCAATATTGCCAGATTTCTTTAGGCTCAGAATTAGGGCGAGTAATGCTGACGTATTCGCAAGGTGCCCGGCTGCTGCTGCAAATTTGTTTTCGCTCATTTGACCTCCTAGGTCCTATCCGCGCCGACATTGGCGCAATCCCAGTCCTTGGGCTTGCAGGCAAAGGACTGACTTATTTTTGTGTAATCAGCATTGTTTGACCTGCTTCCAGGTGGTCGCCGCTTTTTTAGCAATTCTGATTTGTTCTTGTCGCGCTTCACGATCTTTAGCGCGCCTCGGCGACTGAAATCTGGATGGGATCCTTCTCGTAATGCAATGCCCGAGGCGGCTGGTTTCTTGAAGCAGTGTCTCAACAAAATCTTTTTGCGATAGCCACCAGATCTCAAGCCAAAGCGGAGGAATCATGTAGATCAGTAGGTAAATAATTCGGTCTGGTGACGCTGGGGCTTGAAGCGTAATGAGCATGATCCCCATCGCTACAATGGCCGACAACATAAAGGCACCGAACAGCGCGCTTTCTTTCTGAAGCTGTCGCTGCACTGCAAAGGGATCTACACGGATGGCCTTCGCCTTTCTGAGATCTTTGCATCGAGACCTCCTGAGTGCTCTACCTGCAGCGCGCTGTGCCGGAATGAAAGCTCTTTTGAACACCCAGAATGTTAAAGCGACAAGAACAGGGAGGTACAAATCCTTATAAGCCGGCAAATCAGTAGCGAGTTCCATCCCAGTCCTTAAGAAAAATTCAAGGCACAACGCTACTACGTCTGGATCCAATTCATCCACTGGGCTTTCATCCACACTGGATGGGCGAACAGCTTGGCGTAAATTCTAATCGGTCTATGATGGCTTTTCGCTTTCTCAAGGAATTGAGCCATGGCCTTTCGCATCCGGAAAAGTTTTAAAATCGCCCCAGGCATTCGTCTCAATGTCAGCAAGAGTGGCCTTAGCACATCAATAGGCGGAAAGGGTGCGACGGTGAATCTGAGCAAGCGTGGGACGAAGGTAACGAGCAGCCTTCCGGGAACGGGGCTTTCTTCATCCAAGCTGTTTGGCGGAGCGAAGAGTGACGTTACTAAAGCCGCACCTACACCTATGTGGGCACACATTGTCACATGGCTGATAATCGCCGCTGTTCTCTGGGCAATCTTTAGATAAGCAAAGCCCAACTCATTGCTGGGCTTTTTCATGTCCGTCAGCCCCGCCTGCATTCTTTTCCCGCAGGCATGGACGCGGGATGCGCGCCCTTCGACTCAGCGAGATTCTTCGATCTCAGCTCGGCCATTTGCTTGGGCAAACATCTCGAGAAGCATCTGGTCATGCGCCTTCTGAGTAACTGAGTACACCATGCACCGGTCGAGTAGGATTGTTTTCATGCTGCGAGCTGAGGCCAAGTGCCTGGGCTCGACGGAAATTGCCGCCGTCCTGCCGCTCCGTGTATCGGTGGCTTCCAAGGAGTACAGGCCAATTAAGCCGTCGTCCCGTTGGGTTTGGCCTAGGCATTTGAGAATGAGTGTCGATTCTGACATGCGGTATCCAATGGCTATAATTTGTTCAGAAGATCGGCAAAGGCCCAAAGCATGGTGCCTACCGAGGCCACGATGAATTCATGCTTTTGAATTTTCTTGGATATGACGCTGCGAATAACTTCGTTAGCGAAAATTAGCCGACGCGCATGCTCTTTTTCTGAAATTTCGTTGATGTGCATTTCGCTTGTTTCGCTGGTTACTCCATACAAATGGGCGCGCCTTTTTACCTGCATCAACACAATTTCGGCTGTGACACCTTCGGCAATGCCTATTATTTTTTTGACGTACCGTTCAAGAATACCCGTTACCTCGAATATCATCGCCATGCAAACGAGGAAGGCTCCGAACCTCGCCAGCCACATCCAATCTCGCATCCAGAAGCTTATTCCGATTCCAAATGCAAGGACGATAGTCACGAGCAGATATGCTGCCGCTAGATAACGCTTTGGAATGTTGAATCCTTTACCCGCCACCTTATCAATGTCTTTCATTATTTCCGGCGAACCTCGCATCCGTTCTGGTGAGATGGGACTCTAGCGAACCAGTTGGTTCGCTTCTTCTAGTCCGATGATATCTTGCACCATTTCCCACAGGAGTGACCTGCATGAAATTGATCGTAGGAGCGCTGGCGGTAGCGCTGTTGGCGGGGTGTTCATCGCCGTCTGACTTGGTGGCGTCACGGCCGTCAGTAAGCGTGTCTTCCGTGAAAGCTCCGAAGGCGCTGGCGCTGTGTGTCTTTCCTGTGTGGCAGGAGCACAACTCGAACGCAAGCATGAGCGAAACAGCCAATGGCTACAGAATCGTTAGCGGATTTGCTCAACAGACGGATGATGTACTCGATATAACAGCAGCCCCAAAGGGCTCCGTCGCCAAGCTTTTTCAGCGAGTTGCATGGTCACAAATTGGAAGGGGCGATTTAAGAGAATCGCTCCAGAAATGCAAATAATCTGAAGCCGCCGCAAGGCGGTTTTTTTATGGGTGGACAAAAAGTGGCAGCGTACCCGCATTCATTCGGCATGACAGTCATTAAGCTCTCAGGCTCTCTCGCAAAAAGGTTCGGCAGAACCCACCTGAAACAGATCGATTCAGGCTCAAGCCGTGAAGCTTTCAAATCATTGGGCTGCACGATCGAAGGGTTCGAATCGGAAATAAAGCGACTGTCCAGCCTGGGCATGCGCTTTGCGGTCTTCAGAAACCGCGTAAATGTTGGCGAGCCGGATTTGGATCTTGGCGGCACTCGGGAAATTAGGATCGTGCCAGTCGTTGAGGGCAGCAAGCGTGCAGGCGTTTTGCAGACTGTCGTGGGTGTCGTTTTGCTTGCGATTTCCTACGCGCTTCCATTTACGGCGCCATACCTGACCCCGGCCGGGATTGGTCTTATCGCCGGCGGCGTCATCCAAATGCTCAGTCCGCAAGCCTCTGGACTGAAGCAAAGCGCATCCCCCGAAAACTCCCCGTCCTACGCCTTCGGCAGCGCCAAGAACACCACGGCCAGCGGCAACCCGGTACCGATCTGCATCGGCGAACGCCGGTGGGGCGGGATGATCATTTCGGCCTCGATCCTGGCGGAGGATAAGGCATGACCAAAGTGACCTACAGCATCACCATCCACGACCTCCATCGACTTGAGGGCGGATTGGTTTGTGCCGACGAAGCGGTGGTAGCCGTACTGGATAGCGGGCGTGAAATCCATCGCGAGCGCTTCTTTGGCAAATGCACATCGCCAAGCGGCTACACGCGAAAACACCTCGGCAAACCAGGTCTTACCGCAGCTCTTATCTCTGGCAACTGCCGTATGGGTTTTAGCTTGAGTGAGCAGACAGCGGCTGCTCCAGCCCACCCATGAAATCATCTGAACCAAGCCGATGAGATCCGTATTCGACGTGATACCTAGGCCCTCGAGATTTGGCCTCGGCTTCAGCAGCCTCTTTTGATGCGTAGATGTCGACGAATCGCCATGGAGAGCTTTGCACGACACCCCAACCCAGCACGCAGTCTGCGTTGTCCGGGTCTTTCGGGAGGTTTACTGCGAGGCTTCTGATTGACATGGCCGCTCCTTGTTTGTGAAAGGTCAGAAAATTACTCCCCCGATGCACGTGGTCGCTACTGGCATTTCAACCACGCTGTATGGACACCCACACCGCCCGCGAGGCGGTTTCTTTATGCCTGGAGGAAAGCATGGGCGCAGCAGCACAGATCGATATCCACGGCGAGAAGGGCGGCAGCAGCAAGCCGAAGTCGCCGACCGAAGCCAGCGACAGCCTGCGCTCGACCAACCTGGCCAAGCTGCTGATCGCCGTTGGCGAGGGTGAGTTCGACAGCGTCCCGACCGATTACGACATCTACCTGGACAACACGCCGATCCGCGATGCCAGCGGCAACTACAACTTCCCGAACGTGAAGTGGGACTGGCGGCCGGGCTCGGTGGATCAGACCTACATCCCGGGCATTCCGTCAGTTGAGAACGAGACGTCGCTGAACATCGAGCTGCGCAGCGATTCGCCGTGGGTGCGCTCGATCACGAACACTCAGCTTTCCGCCGTGCGCATGCGTTTGGCATGGCCGGCGCTGCAACGCTCTGATGACCAGGGCAACGTCGGCGGCTACCGGATCGAGTACGCAATCGACGTGGCCACCGATGGCGGCGCCTATCAGCAGGTGCTGGTGGACGCAGTCGACGGCAAGACCACCACGCGCTACGAGCGCTCGCGCCGCATCGATTTGCCGGACGCCACCACTGGCTGGCAGATCCGCGTGCGCCGCCTGACGCCGAACCAGAACACCAACAAGATCGCCGACACGATGCTGGTGGCCGGTTACACAGAGGTCATCGACGCCAAGCTGCGCTACCCGAACACTGCGCTGCTCTACATCGAATTCGACGCTGAGCAGTTCACCAACATCCCGGCCGTCACCGTGAAGTGCAAGGCGCGCCGCTGGA